AAATATCATGGCACTAACTAATTTCAAAAAAGACGACATTCCGGAAGGCAAATCTGATTTGCTTTGCAGCGTCAATGGCTGTTTTAACTTGTGGTCGGTACGCCTGGAAGGATCGCCACCCAAGTGCAGCTATCACCAGTGGGGATCAAAGCCAAAGAACGAAGGAACATCGTCTTACAAGCAATGGGCAGACCGCCAGCTGCTGACGAAACCTGTTGCTGATTGGTACAAACAACCTGACCAACAGAAGGAGGAATGGTGAATGAGCTGGCTCTTTTCGCAGGCGCTGGTGGAGGAATACTCGGTGGACATCTCCTCGGATGGCGAACAGTCTGTGCAGTCGAGTGGGAACCCTACCCAGCAAGCGTACTGTGCGCCAGACAAAATGACGGCCTTCTCCCGCCTTTCCCGATTTGGGATGACGTACAAACCTTTGACGGCAAGCCGTGGCGAGGAATTGTTGACGTTGTATCTGGAGGCTTTCCATGTACCGACATTAGTGCAGCAGGAAAAGGCGCAGGAATTGATGGAGAAGCCTCTGGAATGTGGCGAGAAATGGCGCGCATCATTCACGAAGTACAACCCAGATTCGCGTTCGTGGAAAACTCACCAATGCTCACTTCTCGGGGACTTGGACGAGTTCTTGGAGACCTGGCCGCAATGGGGTTTGATGCGAAATGGGGAGTGCTGGGAGCAGACGCCGTTGGCGCAAACCACCAGCGAAACCGCATCTGGATTGTGGGCAACGCCAGCAGCATCAGACGGTCAAAGAGGTGGAACGATCACGGACAAGATGACAGGTCAAAGCCTGCCACAAATGGTCAACACGCCAGCCAAATGGCCGACGCCGACAGTGCAGGACTCGGAACAGGCGGGTGGGAAGGGTTGCATAGCAAGCGGGAAACGGGGCTTATCACTGCACCAAGCAACCCAACTATGGCCGACGCCAACGGTTTGCGGAAACTACAACCGCAAGGGGGCCAGTGCGACCAGCGGGGATGGTTTGGCAACGGCAGTAAAGACATGGGCAACACCGCAAGCGAGGGACTTTCGTTCTGGGTCAACGGATCGGTGGGACAACCCAGATCGATCACGGAATCTAAACGACCAAATTGGTGGGCAACTGAACCCAACGTGGGTAGAGTGGCTGATGGGGTGGCCGCTAGGGTGGACAGACTTAAAGCCATTGGCAACGGACAAGTGCCACTCTGTGCCGCAACAGCCTGGCAGCTTCTCAGTAAATAATGGTGAAATATGCCTCTAAGCCGCATGGATATTGACGTTATAGCTACAAAAGGAATAGCATGATTGAAGAAAACTGTGAAAATTGCAAATACTCGTTAGTTAATTTGGGTGATGAGCAACGTATATGCAAAAGATTTCCGCCAGTTTACATATTTACACCCGAAGATATAAATTCAGAAGATGAGTATTATTTGGAAGGTTTTGCATGGCATCAACCAGTTGTTGGTTTTGATGAATGGTGCGGAGAATGGAAGGCAAAAGCATGAATAGCGAATTAGAAAAATATGAAAACAAAATTTTAAGAATTCCTGAGGCGGGATGTTGGATATGGATGGGCGCAATAAAAACACATAAACATCCGTATGGCTGGGTTGCTTATAAAGGGAAAAACTACAACGCGCACAGGTTGTTTTATATGCTTCATCACGGCATTGAATTGACAGACCCTAAAATTCTTGTTTGCCACACTTGTGACGTTCCGCAATGTGTAAATCCAGATCATTTATTTGTTGGAACACAAAAACAAAACGTAAATGATATGTGGCAAAAAAATAGACAAGCACAAAGGCTTATCAAACCAAAATTTAGATCAATACTTAAACCATCACAAGTTTTTGAAATTAGAAAAAAATGTTTGTCAGGAATTCCTGATAGTGATTTATCAAAAGTTTATGGGGTTAAAAAAGAAACAATCAGAGATATAAGACTGTTTAGGCGCTGGAAAAATCTAACCGAGGAGAACAAAAATTAATTACTACCAAGCCCACAAGCTGCTAGACGAAACTCGCAATGGCCACAACCACACCGAAGCCGACATCACCGCCGCCTTGGAACTCACTGGAGACATTGATCCAGACGTATGCGGAAATGGCCTTGGCTGGGGGCGACCAGGCGTTGAAAGACGGGAGACGGGATTACCTGCTGCAACGGTTCTTAGAACTGGATCAGGATTTTCCGGGGTTGAGATCAATGATCATCAAGCGAATTAGGGCAATCAAATGATGCAGATCATGTTCACAGTGCCTGGACAGCCGCACAGCAAAGGGCGACCGCGGTTTGCTCGACGAGGAAACTTTGTCGCAACTTACACCGATGCCAAGACCAGCAGCTACGAAGACCAAGTACGCTTTTACGCACTACAAGCAATGGGAAGCAGTGAAACGCTTAAAACGGCGCTAGAGGCTTTTATTTACGTCAGGCTACCAGTGCCTAAGTCATACCCTAAAAAGCGAGTGGCGGCGTGTTTAAACGGCTCTGAGTGGCCTTGTAAGAAGCCAGACCTGGACAATGTTGTGAAATCGTTCATGGATGCAATGAATGGCATTGTTTACGGTGATGACTCGCAAGTGGTGGAGATTCACACAACAAAGGTGTATGCCGAGACTGGTGGCGTGGATGTATTAATTAAGGAAAAACCATGAAAGTCACTTGCTGGGAACCCGTCCAAGCCCACAAAGAAATGATGACCGTTGTTTGGCCGATGCTGAAATCCATGCTGATGGCTGGTCACAGAATGACCATCGAGATCAAGCAGAGCCGCCGAAGCACTGAGCAAAACGCCATGTTCCATAGTTTGATTGGCAAAATCAGCACAGCAATGGCGGCAGCAGGCAGCACCTGGACGCCTGATGATTGGAAAAGATTGTTGATTGACCAGTGGGCGCACGACACAAACCGCAAGATTGGCAAGGTCTGTCCGAGTCTGGATGGCGAGAGAATCGTCCAGCTGGGAATGCAAAGCCACAAATTCACGACGAGCGAGAGCAGCGAGTTTATTGAGTTCCTGTTGGCATGGGCAGCACAAAAAAATATTGAGGTTTCTTAAAATGAATTACGTTCAACGCACTCCAGAGCAACAAAAAGCAAGCACGGCAAAATCAGTCGCCACACGAAAAGCCAATAAAGCAATCCGTGAAGCAGAGCGCCGCGATGCTTACGAACGCCAAAACCTTTTGAAAGGAGAGATTGAAAAACTTGAGTTAAAGCTAAACGCACTAAAGCGAATAGATCAAATGAACGAAATTGCCAACAAGGTTTCTGGAAATACACTCTTGCGCGAGAATGAAATTGTTGCAGTTTCAAAGCCTTGGCAACAATTTGTAGGGGTGTATTTTCTCATTGACAACGGCAAGATTGTTTATGTTGGACAGTCTGTAAACGTGTACTCACGTATTGCGCAGCATCATCAAAAAAAGTTTGACAGTTTTGCCGTATTGCCCTGCCAAAAAACTGAACTTGATGCGCTTGAATCTTTATACATACACGTGTTAAGACCACCATTAAACAGCAACGATACAACTATTTTTGCTCCAATGTCCTTACAAAAACTTATGCAACATTCCAAAACCAAATCACTGCAAGATTCTTATTCTTTTTAAAATTGCGCTAAAAGTCAGCAGACAAGGGTATTGATGTTTCCTAAACACGTCTATCTGCGCGACAAAGCCCTGCTAAAACGGGTTGCCCAGCTGGATTGCCAGCACTGCGGCAGCGGGGAAATGGTGCAGGCAGCACATAGCAACTGGGGCGGCGGCAAGGGGCGGGGAATCAAAGCTGATGACAACCTGGTAGCTGCGCTATGCTTGAAATGCCACTGGGAAATAGACCAAGGTGTTAAACTAACTAAACTCGAAAGGCAAGAAATGTGGCAGAGAGCGCATCAGCGAACCATGAGGGCATTGCAGTGATCAGGACAATTATTGTGAGGCTTTATGCCGTGCTTGGCGCATTGATCTTGTTGGGCGGCATTGCAATGATGACCGACAGATTCGGGATGGGTCTGATTATGCTGGGTCTGTTCGGTGTGCCTTGGCTCCTGCTGCTCTGGTGTTTTTGGCCATTTTTCAAGAAAAGCAATGCGTAAATCCAAATACAGCGAAAACAAACAAGAGATTTGCGCCAAAGTGCTGGAAGGCATGAGAGGCGGCAAAAGCACGTTTAAGTCATGCGAAGCGGCTGGAGTAAGTCACAGCACTTTCATTGGATGGGTTGGAGAAGATGCTGAACTTTCCGACAATTATGCGCGTGCGCGAGAAGATTTGCTGGAACGCATGGCCCAGGAAGTGCTTGATCTGAGCGACAAGGAAGTGCCTGAAACCGGTGACGGCAGGAAGGATTGGCAAGCCATCCAGAAGCATAAATTGCAGGTTGACACGCGCAAGTGGCTTCTGTCCAAGCTGGCCCCGAGGAAATACGGCGAAAAGCTGGAAGTTTCTGGCGACCCGGCAAACCCGCTGGTTCAGCGCATCGAGCGCATAGTGGTCAAATCTTGACAACTCTCCAACTTCAGACGCCCGAATGGGCATTGCCCCTGTTGGAAGCCAGCCGGTACAAAGGCGCTTGGGGTGGCCGTGGATCTGGCAAGTCACATATGTTCGCTGAGTTGATGATTGAGGCGCACATCATTGACCAGAAACGGCGAAGCGTCTGCGTGCGAGAGATTCAGAAATCGCTGAACCAATCCGTCAAGCGGCTGCTGGAGACAAAAATTGAGGCCATGAACGCTGGCGCATACTTTGAAGTCCAGGATGCGGTGATTAAGGCCAAGAAGGGCGATGGCGCTATTATTTTTCAAGGGATGCAGAATCACACTGCCGACTCGATAAAAAGTCTTGAAGGATATGACTGTGCGTGGGTTGAGGAGGCACAAAGCCTGTCCCAGACCAGCCTTGATCTGCTGCGCCCGACAATCCGCAAGCCAGAATCAGAATTGTGGTTTACCTGGAACCCGCGCCAGAACAGCGACCCGGTAGATTTTTTGCTGCGTGGCCCGACACCGCCCAAAGATGCAACCGTCATCAAGGTCAATTTCAGCGATAACCCTTGGTTTCCGCAGGTACTCAGAGACGAAATGGAGTACGACAAGCGGCGCGATCCTGACAAGTATCAGCACGTTTGGCAAGGCTCTTACCTGACAAACAGCAGCGCCAGGGTGTTTCGGAACTGGAAGATTGACGAGTTTGATGCACCACCAGACGCTATCCACCGGCTGGGCGCTGACTGGGGCTTCGCGGTAGACCCGACAGTCCTGGTGCGATGCCACATCATTGGACGCACGCTCTATATTGATCACGAGGCCTACATGGTTGGCTGCGAGATTGTGAACACGCCTGAGTTGTTTATGCAGGTTCCAGAGGCCGAGAAATGGCCAATCGTCGCAGATTCAGCCAGGCCCGAGACAATCAGCCACATGAGAAAAAACGGCTTTCCAAAGATCATGACCGCGGTAAAAGGCGCTAAATCGGTAGAGGAAGGCGTAGAGTTTTTAAAGGGATACGACATTGTTGTTCACCCCCGCTGCACGCACACGATTGACGAACTCAGCCTATACAGTTACAAGCAAGACCCGCTGACGGGTAAAATCCTGCCGATACTGGAAGACAAGAAGAATCACGTTATTGACGCCCTCAGGTATGCTTGCGAGGGAATCAGACGCGCAATTGTTGTCAAGCCGCAGACTTTCGTGCCATTGCCGACTATGCACAAATGGTAGAAAATCGGACAACCAAGGATAAACATGGCCAGAATTTCCGACGATCAACGCCTTGCCAACCTGCACGCTGAAGCACTGCGGCAGTTCAACGACATCCAGACTGCGCTGCGGGATGAGCGACTGCAATGCCTGCAAGACCGGCGTTTTTACAGCTTGTGTGGCGCTCAGTGGGAAGGGCCGCTGTATGACCAGTATGAAAACAAGCCCAAATTCGAAGTAAACAAAATCATGTTGGCGGTCATTCGGATCGTCAACGAGTACCGTAACAACCGCATTACAGTCGACTATGTAAGCAAAGACGGCTCAGAGAATGACAAGCTGGCCGAAGTCTGCGATGGCCTGTACCGCGCCGATGAGCAGGCATCCGTGGCTGATGAAGCCTACGACAATGCTTTTGAGGAAGCTGTGGGCGGTGGCATTGGGGCATGGCGGTTGCGGACGGTCTACGAAGACGAGGAAGACGACGAGAACGACAGGCAGCGCATCCGCATTGAGCCAATCTACGATGCCGATAGCAGTGTTTTCTTTGACCTGAACGCCAAGCGCCAGGACAAAAGCGACGCCAAATTCTGCTTTGTGGTCACCAGCATGACCCGCGACAGCTACAAGGAAATCTACAACGACGACCCGACAGACTGGCCGAAGATCATCCATCAGTATGAGTTTGATTGGGCAACGCCTGATATTGTCTTTGTGGCTGAGTACTACAAGATCGAGGAAAAGTCAGAAACAATCCGCATCTTTGAGGCTATTGACGGCACGGAAGAGCGTTACAGCCAGACCGATTTTGCGAACGACGAGACCCTGGAAGAAACCCTGATGGCAATCGGCAGCCGTGAGGTGCGCCAAAAGCGCGTCAAACGGATGCGCGTTCGCAAATACATTATGTCGGGCGGTAAGGTGCTGGAAGACGCTGGTTACATTGCCGGCAAGTGCATTCCCATCGTCGTGGTCTACGGCAAGCGCTGGTTTGTTGATAACGTCGAGCGCTGCATGGGTGCGGTTCGCTTGGCTAAAGATGCACAGCGGTTGAAGAATATGCAGCTGTCCAAGCTGGGTGAAATCTCGGCACTGTCCAGCATCGAGAAGCCCATCATGACGCCAGAGCAGGTTGCCGGTCATCAAGTGATGTGGGCAGAGGACAATCTGCGGGACTATCCTTACCTGCTGGTCAACCCGATCACAGGCGCTGACGGAGCGCAGACAATCAGTGGCCCGGTTGCCTACACTCGATCAGCAGCAATTCCCCCGGCAATGGCCGCGCTGCTTCAGATCACTGAGCAGGATATGCAAGACATTCTCGGCAACCCGCAAGGTGCTGACAAGATGGTTTCGGGAATGTCTGGCAAAGCAGTTGAAATGATCCAGACCCGTGTAGATATGCAGACGTTCATCTACATGAGCAACTTTGCCAAAGGCATGAAGCGCTGCGGCGAAATCTGGTTGTCGATCGCACGGGAAATCTATACCGAAGACAAGCGCAAGATGAAGACGATTGCGTCGACTGGTGAGGCCGGCACGGTAGAACTGATGCAGCCAATGATTGACCAAGAAACCGGCGCAATGAAGATGGCCAACGACTTGAGCGAAGCCACCTTTGACGTTGTGGCAGAAGTTGGGCCATCCAGTAGCAGTAAACGCGCAGCCACAGTACGAGCACTGACAGGAATGCTCCAGCTTACCCAAGACCCAGAAACTCAGCAGGTCATCACAGCAATGGCAATGATGAACATGGAGGGCGAGGGCCTATCAGACACCAATGCTTACTTCAGGAAGAAACTGCTGCGAATGGGCGTAGTCAAGCCTACTGATTCCGAGGCCGAGGAACTGATGCAAGAAATGCAAGGCCAGCCGCAAGACCCGAACACGATGTATTTGCAAGCAGCGGCAGAGGAAGCCAGCGCCAAAGCAGCCAAGGCCAGGGCAGACACAGTAGAGACCATTGCCAGCGCCGAGCTGAAAAACGCGCAAACCATGCAGACCTTTGCCAAGATCAGCGAAATGGACGGTGGTGAACAGCAGCCGGCGCAGCAACCCATGCAACAAATGCCACGGATGGACGAAAAAACGATGCTGGAGATTGAGGCCATGCGCCTGGAGAACCAGCTAAAGCGAAACCGGGTGGAGGCCACCGACACGCAGATCGAGCAGCTACGCGCAGAGCGAACGACCAACGACAGCATGGTGATGGCCAGCGAAATGATGCAGCAAGCGGTGTCTGGCATTGCCGAGGCGGTGGATAAAATCGGCGGTGCAATGGAGCAGCTGGCGACCAGCAACACGCAGAACGCCGAGAAAGCCACGCAGAATGTTGAGAAAGCAATTCAGTCGATCAACAAACCAAAAAGAGTGGTGCGCGAAAAAGGCCGCATCACCCGCATTGAGACGGAGGAGTAAATGGTTGAACTTAGCGGACAAATCGGTGAGGTTCGCATGACGGTACAGGTCACTCGCAAGGAAACCGGCGAAACCGAGAACTACGACCTGGTTGGGTTTTTGGACGAAGATCAATTGAAGGAGCTACAAAATGGCAGTGACACACTCGACAGCGGCGCGTAACGCAGCAACGGACGCTGTAACGGCATTGATTGGCGTCAGTGGAAGTTTGGTTTTTCGCATCAGCCCCTCTACTGTTGCCGCACCCGGCACGGCGGTAGCAACACTGCCATTAAGTGCAACGGCGTTTGGTGCAGCCAGCACCGGCACAGCTACCGCCAATGCCATTACGACCGACACAAGCGCGGCCGGCAACGCTTCTGCCGTGGCGTTTGCTACGCTGCAAACATCGGGCGGCACTGTGGTTATCCAATGTGCAGTGGCAGCATCCGGCTCGGACATCAATATGACCAACGGTCTGACTGTAGCGGCTGGTGATACGGTTTCGTGTAGCTCTCTCACCTACACCGCACTGAGCGCGTAACGTGAAGCTAGACTTCACTATTACGGATGGCATCAACACGCTGACAGACGCCATTGTCCTGCCGGACGATCACACGTTGACGGACGATGAGATTGAGGCCATGAAAGTGCAACGCTTGTCAGACTGGATTTCGCCCCCCATCACGCCAGCGGAAATTCCGGCGCAGGAGTAAAGCATGGCAACCCGCTACTGGCGCGGAGGTACGGGTTCGTGGACTACAGCCACAACCAATTGGGCCAGTACGTCTACTGCGGCAACTTTTACTGCGTCACGATCCGGTACAACGCTGAATGTTACGGCAGTCGCCAGTGGCACTATCGCCATTGGACAAACCGTTTGGCACACCACCAACACGGCAATCGGGACAATCACCGCGTTTGGCACTGGTTCTGGTGGAGTTGGCACTTACACAATGAGTGCCTCGTCAACGCTCACCAGTCGTACCATGTCGTCTGCGACTATAGGGGCGACAGCACCAACATCCGCAGATGACGTAATTTTTGACGGCAGCAGTAACACTGGCGTAGCAAATTTCACCGTCACGATAAGCACTGGTTCAGCTTGCCGAGATTTGACCATTTCCGGGCTGGACGGAACAATGACTTTGGCGGGTACAACCGCCTTGAGCATTGCAGGTAGTCTGACGCTGCCAGCATTAAGACTGACGAGAACGTACACGGGCGCATTGACGTTTACGTCGGCAAGCGCAGCCACAATCACGACAAACGGCGTAGCACTAGCGTCAAATTTGCAGTTTAGCGGAGCAGGGCCGTTTACGCTTGGGAGCGCACTGTCAACAACAGGAACACTAACTGTTAACGGCGGAGTTACGTTTAACTCAGCGAACTACAGCATTGCTAGTGCTGTAGCCAATTTATTTGGAGTAGTTTCTCTTGGTACGTCAGCGTACACCATTACACCGGCTACTTCGGCTATTGCTAGTTTTGGTGCGTCTGTAACTGGCGGCGCACTTACATTTAATTTAAATAATGCGTCGGCGACTAATGGAATATTAGGGTTTGGTACGTCCGTTTCCAGCGTTGTTATTGCGGGTTCTGGGGCAAGCACAACATTTCAATTTCAAGGATCAAATGCCGGGACGGGGTACACAAATAATTGGGGCGCGGTAAGCAGCACTAAAACTGTCGCCCATACGGTGCAGTTTGAAGAACCGGATATTGCATTTTTTACCACGGGCATATCGCCGCCTGTTCAGCACAACTTCACCAATTTCAACCTGTCTGGAACGGTAAGTAGTCAGTTAACTTTAAATTACTACACTAACGTAGATGGTTCTGGGGCACCAGCCAACCTAGTGCAAACCAGCGGCACGGTGTCTGTCAGCTACGACACCATCAGCAACTTGGCTGCGTCTGGCGGTGCAAGTTGGCGGGCCTACACCAGCAACGGTAACGTCGATGGCGGCGGTAACACTGGATGGCTGTTTGCCCCACCAACACACGCTACAACGGGAACCTTAACAGGCCAAGGGTCAATCATTGT